TCCCAAAGTAATACCTGTTAAGGCCATATCAGCCATGGAGGCCAGGGCCATGGTGTTGGCCGGGGATGTGGACGCAGACCTAATTGCCAGTGTGAAAAAAACACTGGTCCGCTACCTGGCAGGAACATCCAGGAAAGACACTGAGGAGGCGCTGGATTTAGTCCTAAAAAGCGGCAGGGACCGGGCAAGCAACATAACAACAACCGAAAGCACCTATTCATATAACCGTGGGAGACTGGCCAGCTTTGCGGAAAACTCTGTGGACTATGTGCAATTCTCCTCCGTTATGGATGGCAGGACTTCGGCAATTTGCCGGAGTAGGCACGGGCTGATTATGCGGATGGATGACAGCAAGGTTTCGGGAAATACCCCTCCACTGCATGGGCGGTGCAGGTCGGTGCTGCTGCCCATATACTCAGCTTACCAGGGGACTTTAATAACTCCGGAAAGGCTTAACTGGAGTAATACAGCACCGCTGCCCAGGGGGTGGAAAAGCGCAGCGTAATAGAAGGAGCAGTCAATTAATTAGACGGAAAGGACTGGTGAATATGTAATGCCGGAAGATATGAGGCAGCTGAAAATACCCATATTCCGGATAGGCAACTGGAAGCACCCGGCTTACGGAGTTATCAAGGGCACCCAGGACACATTCAACAACCTCATTGAGAATTTCCGTAAGAACGTATTAGGCAGACCACCGTTTGTTCGCCTGGGCCACAGTAAGGACAATGCTGCCACCTTCGGGGATGCGGTGGCGGAAGCCTGGGTATCGGACCTGGTGCAGGAGGGAAACGTGCTTTACGCCTTGGCCTGGCCGACCAGTAACGACATAGTTGAGGCGGTGCGTAACAAACGTTACCGGTTCGCCAGCCCGGAGTATACTCCGGATTATACCGACAAGGAATTAGGCCATAAGGTGGGGCCGGTACTGGAGGCGGTGGGCCTGACAAACGAACCGTTTCTTACCAAGCTGCCGGAAACCGTTGTGCTGGCAGACCCACCGGGAACCATTTATTTAGACCACGAGGAGGTAAAAGAAATGCCGGAAAATGAACTGCTGAAGGAAAACAACTCATTGCTGAAAAAGCTGGCCGATGGCATTACAAAGTTTTTGGACAAAAAGCCGGACCATGTGGAAACCAGCGGACTGACCGAAGAAGACCGCAGAAAGTTGGCAGAGGTTGATGCAATCAAGGTGGAGCTTTCCGATATGAAAACAAAGCTCAGTGAAAGCCAGACAAAAACCGCCAAGGCCCAAAGTGATGCATGGGTCACCCAGGTTAACGCCAGGCTTAACTCCCTGGTGGCCACAGGTGTTCCCCCGGTAATGTGCGACCAGGCCAAGGTCGTGCTACTTGCTAACCCTGACATGGGTACCACCATGATAAAGCTGGCCGACAATAAGGAAATCAGCATGGCCGAGCAGGTTTACGCCACTCTTGAGGCCCTTCCCAAGGAACACCGCATCATGCTTGCCCAGGCGGGAGCTCAGTACAGCACCATACCCGGCCAGGCAACGGCCAAAGAATGCTATGGTGATGTTGTACCCGAACTGAACAGCAAGTAGATAACCCTAAGTGTTATAATCGCGTTATTTCGCGTGGAAAGGCCGTTACCTTGCGTTACAAAAACTCTTTCTTATAAAGGGCGCATGAAAATGGAACTTTTCCGTAAAGCCGTTATATGGCTTCTGAGAGGGTAGCGTGGTCAAGGAGAATGATCTGAACTTTTAACGGCATGGTACATCATTAACGGTCTAAAAGCTGTAAAAGCCAAGCGTACCAAGGCGTAACGGTAAATAACGCAAGGTGTTATAAAACCGTTACGTGACCGTTATCATGTGTTATAACTGGTAACGCGGTTACACTTTATGAACCTGAAAACCTTGATAATAAAGGAGGTAACGCCTGTAACACCCCGTTTAACGGGCCTTATTAAGTCAAAATCAAAAATTAGGGAGCTGATGAAATGGCGATACAGGATATTCTGGCCCTGGGCAGCACAGTCCTGACTGGGCTGGCACAGACATTTGAGAACTTCAAAACAACGGTGGGTGTGTTTTTCCCGAAGCGTGAAATCCCGGCCACCAAGGTGGAGATTGAAAGGATTTATGGCGGTGTGGGGATGGCCCCCACGGTCACCCCCGGCCAGCCCGATGTATTCGGGGACAACAGCCAGTTTGACAAAATGACCGTTGACCCGGTATACAGCCGGGAATCATTCAACATTGACACCGCAACCATAAACAGCCTGCGTATGCCGGGTACCCTGAATGAAAAGTACGGGCGGCAGTACATTGCCGACCAGATGAAGCGTTATGTGGGCCGCAATGACTTGCTGTATGACTTCCTGCGCACCCAAATGCTCCAGGGCGGCGTTGACTATACTGACCCCCGCACCAACAAGCGCACTCAGGTGAGTGCCGGTATCCCGGCCTCACACATTATTACAACTGTACCGACCATAAACTGGGACGACCCCGATGCCATTGTAATTGACGATACCGAGGAAATGAAACTGCTTATTTCCGATGACGGAAAGGTACCGGCCACTCACATATTTATGACCTCAAAGCGCCGGTCAATACTGTCCCGCAACAAGCAGGTCATGGCTAGGGGCGAATCCGCCAGGGATACCGGTTTTGTGGTCTTTAAGAATGGTGAACTGGCCCGTATTGCGGGGCTGGAAGTAGTCGTACAGGATACGGTTTATGAAGCCTTAAGTGCAGCCAGTGTGCCTTCAGCCACCATTACAATAACTGAAGCAACCCCCCCGGAAGGAGACGATATTTACGTTACAGTGGGCGGGGTAAATTCCGGAATATATACGGCAGTGGCCGGTGAAACGTCGACCAGGGTGGCGGCGAACCTTTCCAACTTCATAAACGGAAACCCGGCTATGCCGGTGGTATCAACCGTGGCCGGTGCGGTTATCACCGTGACACCCAAAAACCAACTGCTAAACCAAAGCCTGGTCATAACCACCACCGGCACAATAACAGCTACTGTCGCCGGATCCCCGCTGGCGGTTACCGGTGGAGGTCTGGTAAAGGCCGTCACCAAGATGATCCCCGATAATAAGATTGTCATAGCCTGCAACGAATACGGCGGGGACCCGCTGGGACGCACTGACTTTATTATAGGTGAGCATCCCGAAGGGAAGCCCGGTATATGGTCCAGGGCGGCGGATACCATACCCCCTGCAGCGCCGGGTACCCTGGTGCAGGTAGGCCGGGCCGGGATGCCCTACCTGTTGCATCCGGACTGGGTTGTGGTTCGTACTGTAAAAGCTTCCTAAAAGGGTATGAAGTGAGGTGAAGGCGGAGGGCGCTTTAAGCGCCTCCCGCCCAGGAAATGTACTGTACACCCGCCAAGGTAAGAGAGGCCAACGAGCTGTTAAACGATATAGAAATCTTTTCTGATGAAATGATAAATCCATTTATTGAAAAGTCTCAAACCAGGATTGATACGGTTCTGTCGGAGCGATACCGCGTCCCTTTGAATGAGCCTATACCTGGAATCATCCAGTCTATAGCCCAGGACATGAGCGCGGGGTTTGTACTTACCCAGAGCTTTGCCAATCGCATGAGTCAGGAAATGCTTAACCTGGGAAATTCATACCTGAAACGGGCCGAGGCCGACCTGACAAATGTGGTGAATAAGATTTTGCTTGATGGCCTGCCGGGTATTGAACTGGCTGAGACTCCAAGTTCAACAGGTCAGCCAGCCATGGCAACGACAACACCTGCGGCAAGCCCAATTGAGGAGCTTTTGAAGAAATGGTAAAGCTGTACGTCAAAGAAAACGGGCTTTCCGCTGCAACTAACGTTATTGCCAGCATGGCGCAGCGCGGTGTAAATACCCGTCCTTTGATGGGCCGCATCGGCCAGATCATGCTTACAGCAATCGGGCGGAATTTTGAATCAGAAGGCAGGCCGAGGTGGAAACCCTTATCCCCACTGACCAAGGAATTATATAGCGGCAGGCTGATTGACCAGTTAAGGGCCACCAAGGGGTACCAGAAAATCAAGAAGGACGCAACCAGGCAGCGCAGGGAGCAGGCATTTATCCAGAAAAAAGGTGGAAGCAAACTTCTTCAGCAGTCTGGTGACCTCAGAAAATCAGTAGTCATAGGCAAGTTTTCCAAGGACAGTGTGGAAGTTGGATCCCCTCTCATTTATGCCAGGATTCACGCCCTGGGTGGAGAGATAAGGCCGAAGAACAAAAAATCCCTCCTTATTCCCCTGGGCGGTGGTCAATTCTTGCATGTTAGGAAGGTAACCATACCGGCCCGGAACTATCTTCAGCTGCAGAATGAGGACGGGGTAACCATTATGATGGCGACCAAGGATTACCTGCTGGAGGGTAAATATCATGGATAGCCCTGAAGTTATCAACCTGGTGCATGACATTCTGAATAACTCCCTGAAACTGGCTGATATAAAGGAGTGGAAAAAGGTCACCGGCCTCATCACTTTGAAGGCCCCGGGCTGCAGCATAGGTGTTGACAAGGAAGATTTCAACGAGTACACCAGGGATTTAGACGAAGTAACAGCTTATATGAGAATAACCTTGTGGGTGAAGAACCCGGATCCGGTGGCCGGTGAAGCCAAAATCAGAAAGTATGCCCAGGACTGCCGGAAGATACTGGCTTCCAATAGAACCC